CGAGATATCTGGCATAGTTACTGGTAAAGCTCTACGTAAATGTCAGAAACCTCTATCGAAGATGGTTACTAGGAACAAGATTGTACGTCGTAGAGAGAATGCAGCTAGGGTTATGAAGGTTAAGGCTAAGGCAGAGCGAGTTGCAGAAGCGCTTAAAGAGAAGGAAGAGAATGCAGCTGCAAAAACGAAACCTAAAGGAGAATGACCGTGGGTAAAGAAGGCGAAGAGAAACCTATTGAAACTATGACCAAGGATGAACTAACCGGTATCTTTCGGCAGATTGGAGGTCATATTAAGCAGCAAGGTGAGACAATCCTTGCTATGCATACCGAGCTTAAAGCGCTGAGGGAAGGTGGAGGTGGTGAAGAGAAGCCGACGCCTAAGGGCGGTGAGGAAATTCCTACTCCTGCCAATCTCGAAGAGATGTCTCGGGATCAGCTTGAGGCTCACATGATGGGTAAGATGACGACGCTGCTTGCACCTATCCAGGCTGCAATTAGCACTGATCGTGATGGTCGAATTAGGGAGAATCTCACTGAGCAAGTGCACGCGGCTAATACAGCGCATGATGACTTTCCTAAGTGGTTTGATGAGATCAAACGTATCTCACAAGAGCATCCAACTATGGATGTAGAGACAGTATACCAGATGGCGCGAATGCAGGATCCTGATAAGACAAAGGGAATCGACGCAGATCTGAGGAAGGTAGCAGACGAAGCGGCTATCAAGGATAAGAAGGAAGAGGCCGAAGTTATACGGCCTGTCGAGTTCGGAGGGCTCCTGCCTACCAGTGGTGTGGTAGCGGAAAAGAAAGATGGGGGCATGACCTCTGAGGAAGCAGGTGAAGCGGCTTGGGACGCTACCCAGATGGGTAAGCATCTTGAAGCTATAAGTGATAATTAGGAGGTAAAAAGTGGCACTTACACTAACTGAAAATCTAGATAATCTGTACACAACTACGTGGCAGAACATGAAGTCCATTACGGCGGATCAGATCTTTGATGCCACCCCGTTCTGGTATTGGATGCGAGCTAATGGTATGCTCGAAAAGGTTGAGGGTGGTAGGTTCCTTACCGAGCCTCTGCGCTTCGCCAAGAGCGATAACGTTGAGTTTATTCGACGTGGTAGCTCGGTTGATCTAAGTGACAAGGAGTTCATGACACTTGCCAAGGACGACTGGCGGTACATGGTTGACTCTATTGTTCGCTTCGGTGTTGACGATCAGCAGAATCGTGGTAAGAACGCGATTTTGTCCCTTGCTAATGCTAAGATGGATAATAGCAAGGACACCCTGATCGACACGATGGAGACTCGGCTTGCCGGAGCTGCCGGTACCGATCAGTTCAATGGTCTGCAGGATATCGTGCCGGACGCTCCTGCCACAACTGCCTGTCATGGGATTGATCCTGCCGTGTACACTTGGTGGAGAAGTCAGGAGGATGACTTCGCGACGAATTGGACTACGTTTGATGCTGATGGCGTAATGGTTATGAACAAGATGGTAAATGCCTGCAGTAATAATCGTCGGCAGGATACGCCAGATATTATCCTGTCCGGTCAGCATCCGTTCGAGCTGTATTGGGAGGAGACTCTCGAGCAGAGGCGGGTGGTGAATAAGACTATGGGTGACGCTGGATTCCAGAATATTGAATTCAGGGGTATCCCGATGATCTGGTCTCCGGCAATTCCTTCAGAGAATGTGAACACTGCAGACGCAAGGATGTACTTCTTGAACACTCGGTTCCTGAAGTTCAAGTATGATCCGATGATGTTCTTCGACATGACGGCCTGGAAGGACATTCCGAATCAGGTCAATGATCGAGCAGCTCAGATCATTCTCGCTGGAAACCTCATGACCGGTCGTCGTCGAGTGCACGGCGTCATCTGGAACATGGACGCGACTGTCGCCTAAAGGAGGAAGTAATGGCTGGACATAAGAGTGTGTTTGTGTCTGCGTTGACTGAAGTTACAACGACGCAGAAGGATGACCTCGGCGACATTCGCTGGGTGGGTAATAAGGTGTATAAGTATGTGAAGCTCGCCAATGTCACTGCGACGATTGCAGTGGTATCCGGTGATCCTGTAGCGTATCTGGCAGATACAGGCTATAATGAGCATACTGTGGTCAGTGATGCCAGTGATGGGGCTACCAAGCCGATCTGTGCTGGTGTAGTTGGCGCGGCTTGTGCTGCTGTGCATGGCGGTACAGTGTATTATCTGTGGGTGCAGATTAAAGGTGGAGCAACTATCAATGAGAATATTGCTGGCTCTACCCCTGCAGACGGTGACGCACTATACATGAGTGATGATAAGGTGCTGACCCTTGCTGCAGCGGTGGACGATCCGATCTGTGCATATGCTGCTGATGACTCTGCGCAGCTTGTCATTATGGACTGTGTATTCTAGGGGGTGAGTAATGGGTGATCTAACGAGAGCCCAACTTAGAGTCGAGGTTGCTAATAACCTCGGTGAGAGGTCCGATCTAGGGTCCGGGGAGGCGGGAGAGACTACGCTGAACCGGGCCTTAGATAGGGTCCAAACTCGCATAGCCCGAGCTAATATCAACGGCTGGTCTGAGTTGAAGGACTTTGATGCGAAAGTGATAACTATTACAGATGTACCTGAGGCAGATGTCTATTATTCAGACCTCCCCAGCAATCTGAATAAGATAGTATCGCTGCTGCATTATAAGGAAGGTAATAGTCATACCACCAGAATTACTGGTATACCTAGGCCTCAATGGGATCATCTAATGGGCGCCCCTCCTAAGGCAGCGACTTCGTCAGTTATATATCATTATACAGAGGAACGTACATCACCTACAAATCGGCAGCTTCGTTGGTGGCCAGTTCCTAATGTAAATTTCACCCTTTATAGATTGCTGCTATTGAAGCCTACACCGTTTGCAGATGACGATGCGGTGTCTGATTTTGAAGATAAGGATGACCTTCTCATCGCAGGTACTACCCACTATATGCTCAATCGGTATCAGGCGTTTGAAGAGGCTGAGCAGTGGCGTAAGGGATATAACGATCAACTACAGACAGCTATAAAAGATGATAAGAATCAACCTGATATAGCATGGATTCCAAGGGGTATATCAATAGCTGATCATCATGCGCCTAATGATCCTTGGACAGATCCATTTGTGAAGTGTACATAGGAGATAAAAGGTGACGAGTTTTACTAAAGTATGGGACGCTGATTATGAGTCGTCACCTCCTGGCACTCAAGCAGCAGATCAATTGGATACCAGAGTTCAGGAAGTCAAGAAGAGTACTCGGGAGAGACTTGCTGTAGAGCACTATATGGAGATTGACCAAGCTGATGGAACAGAGGACATAGAAGGTGTCCATATGTTTCCTCTCAAGAGCGCTACTACCCGAGATGCTATATCTGATCCAAAGGAAGGTCAGCTGATTGTCCGTAATGAGTCCGGTGCACGGTCAATAGATGTCTATAATGGCAGCGCTTGGATAGAGTACTACAGCTGGACTTCAGGTGACATGAAGATGGCTGCCTATGATGATGCAGCTGCCGTTGGGTGGGTAAAGGCTGATGGGGCATCGTATCTTAGAACGGGGATCTACGAGGATCTATTTGGTGCTATTGGAGTTACCTTCGGCAATGCTGATGCCACCCACTTCAACGTACCAAAGATGGATGGTAGGATCCCAATAGGTATTGATTCTGGGGATGGAGACTATGATGCACTAAATAAGCAGGATGGTGCTAAGGTTAAGACTATCCTTGAAGCTAACCTGCCAGAGCATGTTCATGATGAAGGTGATTTAGTTACAGATGATCCTGGAGATCATGGGCATGATCTTGAGTGGACAAACACAGAATCGGGAGATTCAGGTGCGATGAAGAGACCACGAAATCCAGAATCATCCCCTGTATATGAGACTGATGCTATTCAGGCGGCTGGAGCGCATACTCATGCTATCACTGGCGATACTGGTGTTGGTGATGGTACTAGTGATAACTTTGATGTAATGAACCCTGTCATCACGATGCAGTGGTATATTAAGCTATAATGGCGCAAGATATTCAATCTCTACTGGGCAGTCGCTTTGATGTTGTCGAGATAACTCGGGAGCAGCGGAGTGGATGGAAAGTCGGCATTGTACCTTCCTTCTTGGGAGGTATCAATGATGAGCTGCCTGCTGATTTGATTAAGGATAGTGAAGTTCCACTGTTGGATAACCTTAGTTTTATTGATGGTAGATTGAAATCTGACACTGGTTATGTTCCATATGCTACTTGGTTGCGAGAGGCCCCTAAAGGTGTATTTGAGCATAGGCAGGCTGATGGATCTACTACCAGACTATGTATAACAAATAAGACAGCCTATAAGTATAATGTAACAAACAACGCTTGGCAAGTCATTAAAGGTACAGATATTACAACGCTGACAGTTAACTTGGCTAAGCAGGATACACAAATAACAGTCGATGATACAACTGGATTTGCTGTCGGTGCAGTATTTGGAATAGAGATGGATGATGGCAGTCAGATGATTCGTGAAGTAGATACCCTGCCGGGTAGCGGAGTAGTTACATTCATTGGAGCTGCAGGTATCGGTGGTACTGTTATTGCTACATCAGGTAATAATGTAACACTCGGTGCAATCCTAGCGGGAGATAATAATAACCAGGTAGTATGGGCAGCTGTCCCTGATCAGGAGTGGAGTGTATTCACGAATGGAGTTGATCCTCCTTATAGGTATGATGCTACAGACGATGATGTTGTAACTATTGCATCACTTAGTAGTGGTACTCTCGCTGAAACAGTTGTATGCAAGACATTGGCTATGTATAAGAGTGCCCTAGTGTTGGCTAATCTAATAGAGGCGGGGGTATATAAGAATTATAAGATACAGTGGGCTCGCCCTGGTAATCCAACAGATTGGGCTGCAGGTAATAGCGGTACTAATTCTCTATTGGATAGCCGTGATGCTATTATAGCGATGAAGCTTATCGGATCTAATCTTGGAATCTATCGCGCTAATAGTATTGTAACAATGGCTTATCAGGGTGCGACTGGAGATGGATTCTTTCGATTTGATACTTCAATACCTGGAGAGCTATCGGGAAGTCAAGGCGTCGGTGCTGTAAGTCCAAATGCAGTATTTGCACTGCCAGATGAAGCTATTGTAATGACTTCAGATGGATTGTATCTATATCGAGGTGGATCTAATATCGAACTCATCAGCGATCCTATATTTAATGGAACCTTCGGCGCACGCGGAGATATGGACGGCGCTAATCTAGGCCAAAACTTTATACACTTCTTTAACCGCACAAATGAGGTGTTTTGTTTCTATCGATCAACAGCTGCTACAGCCTTTCCAGATAAGGCACTGGTATTTAATCTATCCAGCGGCAAGTTTAGAAAGCGATCATTTATAGATGAAATTGCAGCAGTAGGAGATAATTCAACAGCAGATACTTTCACTTCTATTGATGACCTTGTAGGTACTATCGACGAGCAATCTTGGTTGCTAGGAAGTGCAGCTGCTGCAAGTGCGATTGGTACTCTTATGCTATGTGCAGTTAATGCTGTACAAGTTATGGAGTATAATTATATTACTCCTAATGATGATGGAACTGATATATCATGGGAGATGCAGACCAAGGACTTTCATGGCGTCAATCAGATGCTGATTGTAGACTGGGTTGAATTTGAGTTTATCGCTCAAAACGCTGCTGTATCATATTCTATAGATAGTGGAGAGAGTTGGACTGAGATAAAGAGTATCGATGGAGGGATTTGGCCTAGAATTGCACCTCACCGATATTCTATGTTTAAGACGGCGAAGAAGTTCAGATTTAGATTGAAGGGGACTGGCGGCGGTTGTCAAATAGGGAAACTAGCCTTCCGCTTCAAGGAATCTTATATCGTGTAGAGTTGTCCCGAATTGGGACGAAGGAGGTTTTATGCCTACTGAGAGTACACCTATTCCGGGACCGGGGCCGCCTACCCAAGGGGGCACTGATACTGTAGGCGGTGACGCACCTGGTATGATGGGTGGCGGCAAGATGATGCAGCGTGGAGAGGACTTCTTCATCGGCAGCCAAGATACACCCTTCGTTCCTGCAAAGGCTATCAGGACTATTGGCGAGGATCAGAGTACCATCCTCAATAATCTAATTAATTTCCTAAATGAGTTTATGGGAGGGATGGATCCAGGTATTGGTGCCTTTACAGGTGAGATGCCTGGAGCTACCGGTCTACAAAGCGCATCGTTGGCTGGATTGGAGAGGCTGGCTGCAGGTGAGACTAATGTATTTAGCGATCCGACGACCCTCGCTGGATTAGATGCAATTGAGGGTATTCTATCAGGTGGACCGCAGGATTATCTAGACTTCTTTGAATCAGGTATAGCCGATCCAGCACAGAGAGATTTGGAGCGGGCACTGGATGAGATCGACGCTGCAGCGGTCGGATCAGGCAATCTATTCAGCAGCGATAGGCAGGGGGCAGTTAGAGATACCACCGAAGACTTCTTCCGTAATATGGGAGAGCAGCGGTCGAGATACGGTCTTGAGACTCTTAATGCAGATATAGAAGCGAAACTCGGCGCGCTTGGATTGCTGCCGTCTATTACAAACATCGACATAGATCGAGGATCTCGACTGTTTGATATAGGTGAGCGAGAGCGGAACATCGGTGTATCACAGTTTGAGGCTGAGCAGGCTGAGGCAAATAGACAAGAGCAGATTAAGCAATTTATCTTGGACCTTATCTTCCGAGGTGGTACAGCTCCGACGTTTGGTATTACTGGTGGATTCCCCCTAAATCCGCCTACAGATGGCGGTCTTATTGGTGGGTTTGCTTCAGGTATCTCTACTAGAGCTCTTAAGAATGAAGGGCATGAGGTTGATTCGGAAGAGGTGCTGGAGCGATTGAAGAAACTGCCGATTAAGGCCTGGCAGTATGTCTGGGAGCATGGAGCGGAAGGCTTCCATGTAGGTCCATATGCAGAGGACTTCCAGGAGGCCTTTGGAGGTGAGTCGTATAAGATAGACTTCCTTCATGCACTTGGTGTCTCAATGGTAGCATTGCAGGAAGTTACATCTCGCCTTGAGCGTATTGAAGAGAAGCTTGGTATAAGGAGGTAGTGAAGATGGGAATGTTTGGAGGCGGCGGTGATAGTGGTGGCGGAGGTGGAGGCGGAGGTGGAGGCTTTGGTGGGATGATGGGAGGAGGTGGAGGAGGCATGGGAGGTATGATGAATACTATGTCTATGTTTATGATGCCCTTCATTATGATGATGGAGATGATGGGTATGGGAGGTAAGAAGAAGGGGGAAGGCGAAACCCCGCTGCCAGGCGCGGCACCTTCATCCACAGATCCTGCTATGGGTGGGGCTACTGGAGTTGGCGGTCTTGGTGGAGGCGGTGATGCAACCAGTCAAATACTAGCTGAGTTGATTAAGGACCTCATGGCAAATTCTGGCGGTGGTGGTGGAGGTGGAGGTAGTGGATCTACACCAGGCGCAGGTACAGGTGTAAGCCCGATAGCACCTTGAGGTAAGATATGAGCTTTTTCGCTGGATTGCTGCTTAATAAGCTTAGTAGTGGTGGAGGTAAGAAACAACCTCCGCCTATTGGCTCAGGTGGTGGAGTTTCATTCGCTCCTCAATCGTTTACTGGAGCGGATGTAGGCGGTGGTGTGCTAGGAATAGATGACGTTATGAAGAAACGTGGCAGGAAGATGCAGAATGAAATGTTGGTTAACTTCCTATCTGAGCTGCTTGCGTCGAGGGGAGGGGGTCTAAATGGGTAATGCTAGTCGAGGCGAACAGATGGGTCAAGGTTTAGGTGCGCTATTCACTAAACTCTTGATAGACCCCATGATAGAGCAGCGTAAAAGACGGGCGATATTGGAGGAGGCTAAAGGTAGGGCCGCTGAAGGTGCTGAGATATCTGAGCAGTTTGCTGCGGAGCTGGAAGGCCTTGCACTGCCTGGTCCTGACGCTCCTCCTGATCCCGCTCCTTTAGGTGCACTACCCGCTCCATCAAGTTCGCCGACTGCTATACCTGCAAGTGGAGCTGCCCCTGTCGCTGTAGATCCACTGGAAGAGATATTGCAGGGTCTTAGGAAGGACGTGGGCGAGCCTCAGAAAGCACCTAAGTCTCAAAAGGAAGCTGATAAGATTGACTTCAAATCAGCAATAGCTAAGCAAAGTGAAGCTGATACAATTCAAGTTCAGTCTGACGAAGATCAAGGTCGTCTAGGGCTTACACTTGAGCAAGCGCTACAGAAGGTAGACTCTATATATCCTGTTGAGATATTCCCTAATGCTAATGCAAAGCTTGTGGAGGATCTATTTAGGCAGTCTAAGCGAGTTGCTATGGGACAGATGGCTGGTGCTATATCTAAGAAGATGAATCTTGTAGGGGGTGAAACTACAAAGGAAAGCGTTATAGCAATGGGTCCTAGGAATGTAGAGGCCTTAAATAAACTATGGGCAGATGCACCTACAGAAGATATTGTGATGTTTGATGAGTGGGGGGTTAATACTATAACAGGTGAGACTGGGTCTAGAAAGGCGTTCTATAATAAAGGGGCCAAGCAGTATATGGGCCCTGTGCATGATCCTCAGTTTTATCCTCATATATCTACACAACGTAATATAGATGTTAACGCTACACCACAGGCGCGTGATCGACAGCTTATTAATAAGCAAGCAAAGGACTTCGTGATATTTGCTGAGACGGCCAGCCATCTTATCGACAGTATCAATCCGAAGACTGTATCTGGAGGTATGGTATCTCTTGCAGGTGAGGCGTATGGCACTATCAGAAGTTTGACTAGTATGTTCC